TGCTCCTCGTCTTGAAGAAAAAGAAATGATGGAACAGTTTTTGAACTTTATAAGAAATCTTGAAAGTCTAAATCCTTTGTTAGTTGCACATAATGCAAGATTTGATATGTATCAAATTGGTAAAGCATTGGAACGTAATAATCTCCCTAAATTACCAAGATTACCAGTTGTTGACACATTAACTCTTAATAAAAATTATTTCTTTCCACTTTTGAAAATAATGGAAAAACAAGGTGATCCAGTTGCTGAACCTCTGATTCGTATTCTAAGACCAGAAAAGAAATTCTTAAATCGTCTTGGTAATCTTGGAACCGCTTTTCAAATATCAACAGAACATTGGCATGATGCCTTAGCAGACGTAGAACAACTTGCTGGAATATTATCTAAATTAGTAGAATTCTTTGAAGAAAGAAAAGGAACTTATAATATTCCTTAAGCAAATATTTCTCTAAGTCTTTTAATTGTTATTTCTGGATCGGTGTGATAAATAACTTGTCCACCAGCTTCTCGGAATATATTGATATTTTTCATTCTGTCGTCAATTAATAAAGCATCTGGATTAGCAAATTCTTCTTTATTAGATTGACAATAGAATTGATCATAAAGTCCATCAAAATGATCAATCATCCATTGTTCTTTTTCTGGTTGACAAAATTCAGATTTTACTGGTGCAGTCAAGATATGTGGCAATCTACCAGATAATTGTATTGCAACTTCTAACATTGTTCTGGCACCCGGCATTTCTGGTAAATTCAAGAAAAATCCCTCTTGTCCAGATATTGCATATATCTCTTTATTCATATCATATAAAGCATTTTTCAAAGCTTTATGTGAAGGCTTTTTTTGAATCCCAGCTAACATTGCTTTTAATTCATCAAAACTTTTACCTTTGAATTCAGGAATTTTATTTTGAAGTTCAATTAAATCACGTCGGGCAATATCAATTGATTTATTTGAAAATCCACCTTCAAAATCCGCAAGAACACCATCCATATCAAAATATATTTGTAATGGACGCTCTTCAAAAGCTTCACGTATTCCAGCTAATTTTTGAAAACGTCTAACTTCAAATATAATATCTGACATTTTATATTCCTATAATTTCAGATATTAATTAGCCTTCACACCAACTACATTCCGTCAATTCCCTCTTGTAAACAGCATTAGTATTTTGTTCAGCCTTTAAAATAGATGTAGAACGAAGATAATAAAGACTCTTCAATCCACTCGTAGCTGCTTCTAAATGAACTTGATTAATATACTTTGGATCACTATTGGCTGGGAAAAAGATATTAACACTTTGTCCTTGATCAATAAATTGTTGACGATCCGCAGCTAATTTAACAATCGCAAATTGATTTAATTCTCTGGCAGTATAAAATACTTCTTTCTCAAGATCAGATAAAAATTCAAGATGCTGAACACTTCCATCATTCTTTAAAATTGAACCCCAAACTTCATCATTGTTTTTATCTAATTTACTCAATAATTTTTCAAGTTCTGGATTTCTTCTTACAAAGGTTCCCTTAGCACTCTTCTGAGCAAATGCATTAGCAATCCAAGGTTCAATACCTTGAGATACATTAGATGCAATAAGAGAATTAGATACAGTTGGAGCTACTGCAAGAAGAGTTGCATTTCTTCTATTATGACCACGACACCATTCTGGTTCACCATATTCTTTTGCTAAAGCCGCCGTGGCTAACTCAGCTTCAGAACGAATATTTTTGAATATAACTTTATTTGCAAGATAAGCTTGAAGACTATCAAATGCAATCATATTTTTTTGCAAATAAGAATGTAAACCCAAAACTCCAAGTCCAAGAGCACGAGATTTTTTAGCAAAACGTAAAGCTCTTTCAAATCCACGAAGTTCAGACGCTTTTTGAATAAATTCTTCCATTATTCCATCAAGAAACCAAACAGAAAGTTGAATAGTGTCCGTATCCTTCCATTCATCCCATCTCGCAAGATTAAGAGAAGAAAGACAACAAACAAAACTATGATCCTTATCTGTTGGCAAAAAGATCTCAGAACATAAATTTGATCCTTTTAATTTAATTCCAGTTTCTTTTAATACATCCGGCGCTTGATCATTCGCATTGTCCGTAAAAAAGATATAAGGCTCCCCTGTCTCTACACGGCTTTTAATCAATTCTTTCCATCGTCTACGGGCTTCAGCATCTCCAAGCTTAACTTTGTCTATAAACGCATTTGAAACACATACACCATGATGCAAATTTAAACATTGTCGGTTAATATCTCCAGTCGGTCTACGAGATTGAAGAAATTCATCAAAATCTCCATGTTCAATATCAATATATGCCGCACATGCACCACGACGTGTAGATCCCTGAGATATACCAAGAATAACACTATCCGCCATCTTAAGAAATGGAACCACTCCATCAGAATGACCACCCTTAGATATCACAGCACCCTTTGGACGAACATCATTAACATGAATCGCAGTTCCTCCACCATACTTGGATAACATCGCCACTTCTTGCAATGTCTCAAGAATCTCATATGTATCATCCGGCATATATGATGAAAAACAAGAAATCGGTAATCCCCTCGTTGTTCCAGCATTAGATAAAACCGGCGTAGAAGGACATAACCAATTTCGCCACATTATATCAAAGAATCTTGATTCAAGCTCGGGCTTCTTTATATAATTGGCAACACTCCTCGCTACACGCTGATACATCCCTCTTGGAGTTTCATCATTCCAAAGATAACCGCCATTCAACATTTGGAATGCATCGCTCGTTAGCCATTCCGGCGCTTCCCCTTCAGCTTTTAATTCTTCTAATGTCTTCATAATATTTCTCTTTATTCAAAACATATCATCAAAATTTACAACACCACGGCTATAGTCCGTTGGTTTAACACTAAAGAAATCATCAAGTCTAACTCCAGCACCAATAGCATCAAACCATTCCATACGCTTCAATGCTTCTTTATCTACATTCTTCCAATTTTGTTTTAAACCAAGTTTACCAAGTTGCATATTAGCACGATGACGAATAAAATCCTTTAAATCTTCCTTCGTCAATCCTTCAATATTTCCATGCTCAAATACTTTATCAATAAAATTATCTTCTATTGCTACCGTGTCTCTTGCCGCTTGATAGATATCTTTTTTAAATTCATCAGTCCAAATTTCTGAATTCTCTTCAATAAATTTGCGAAAAAGATAACAACCAAATTCAGAATGCAAAGTCTCGTCTTTTATACTCCAGGTAACAATCTGACTCATCCCCTTCATTTTATTATAACGAGAAAAATGTAAAAGCACAGCAAATGAAGAAAACAGACTAACACCTTCCGTAAAAGCCGAAAATACAGCCAGCGATTTTGCCATAATCATTTTTTTCTCTGGTGTCATTTCTTTTAACGAAAGATTACCAGTATCTATAAGACGATCAATCTTTGCCTTAATCGTTGGTTCCGCAAGAAATGCATCATAATTTTCAAAACCAAGAGTCTCATCAAGTAAACTATAAGCTTGTGTATGAATTGTTTCAAATGAAGCCATTGTTGTTGCCGCCATCACAATCTCGGGATGACGAAACCAACGTGCAACTTTATTTGACCAATAATCATTAACAAATATTTCTGTCTGCGTAAATCCCTTTAGAATACCGCCAATTACAGATTTCTCAGAAGGCGTTAAATTCATATTCCAATCAAGAAGATCTTGATTCAACGTTACTTCAGTTGAAAGCCAATGAGCTTGTTGTTGTTTAAGCCAATAAGAATAAGCTTCAGGATATAAAAATGGCTTGTATGTAAGACGACGTTCTAATAAGGACATAACACCTCTCAATGATTTTTTTGATATTCTCTAATTTTTTCTCGGAAGAAGTTCTTGAGATTTCCATCTTCAAGTTCTTCCTGATCTGATTTAAGTCTGTTGAATTCTTCTTCAGTTAAGATACGAAGTTTAGAACGAGCAGTATCTAAGTGTATTTGGAATTGAACACCATCTATACCCGCTCGGTTTTTTGCAATGAAAATATTTCCATAACCGGTAGACTTATTAATACTTTTTCTTGCAAGTCCAACAACAAAATCCGCCACATGAGCTTGACCATATGCTTCTGCCATATTTGTAAGATCAACATAATCCTTATTGGCACCCTCTTTATTTGATTGAGATGCCGTCCATACAGGAATGTCTATCTCATTAGCAAAACCACGCAATTCTTCATAAATCTTCTTTAATTCAAGACGTAAAAGTTCATATTTCTCGCTGGAACGCATAATTCCAGCATAATCAATTACTAATACATCAGGTCTAAATCCTTCATTAGCAAGTTTATCAATATGAGCACGAAGCGTATTGATCGTCGCTGTTCCAGTAGCATAATACTTGATCTTTAAACGTCCAAGAGTTTCAGCATTATCTTCATAATACTTCTTGATCTTTTCTTTGTGTTCATAACAATCAATACTATCAATTTCTAAAAGATGACTGTCATAACGAATACCAACCGCTCTCTCATTTAACTCAAATGTATAATGCAATACATTCTTGCCTTGAAGAAGAGCTTGTGCTCCAAAATGGGTAAGCAAATGACTTTTACCAACGCCTGTTGGTGCTATAATCACGCCAAGCTCACCAGCACCAAGACCACCATTAAGAATTTTCTTATCATCAAGTTGTTTAACGCCAGTCGCTACCGTTCTACGGAATGTCTCACTATAACGAGCTTCTACATCATCTTTGAGTTCAAGACCTGGAGAATGCTCATTACCAGCGTTTATAGCGGCTTTAATTGTCTCTACCACCTTCTCATACTTCTCGGTTTCAATAAACTCTATAGAGGCTTCCAGAGCCTTTTGAAGCCCTGCACGCTTACACCAATCAAGAGCTTTTTCTTTTACATATCCAAGATCACCAAGATTATTATTTTCTTCTACACGAAGAAGGAAATCATGAATTTGAGAACGCAATATTGAATCTGAAGGATTTTTTAATTCTGAAGCAATAATTTGAGCAAGAAGTTGCATTGAAGGAAATTCTTTATATTTCCTGTTATATGACATATACGTATCAGCAATTTTCTTCAAATACGCATATTGAAAAAAGTTGATATCAAGGACTTCAGCAAATTGTCCAGCCCAATTTCTATCAATCAAAGCGGCTTGCACAATCTTTTCTTGAAATGATTTATCAAAAGAGAAATGTTTGCCCGCATCCCCTTTTGAGGAATCTGTTTTCACATTATTGTCGTTCATTGTTTTCATAAATACTACGCTCATAGACTTCCTTTCATCCAACCTTCATCATTTCCAAAAATTTATTTAAAACCGAAATTATCGGACAAAATTACGCATTTGGGAACAAAAACGATCATAATCAAATGTAGTATTTATACCACATTCCATTACAGTTTTAATTAAACCAAGCTTATCCATCTTGGGTTCGTGATGATCCACAATGTAATTTATTTTGTTAATCTGACTGGCACTAAGATTGCTACTATTCAAATACATTAAATCCCAATTGCGCCTAATCAAACCTTCACATTGGGATATGTCATCATATATTGCAATAGGTTTTTTCTTTCCTATATTCGCTGCACGAGCTTCTAAAAGAATAGTCGCTATATCAACATCTTGATCCTTAGAAGCCATTATAGGAAATCGTTTGGCTACCGTTTTAAATCCAGCACCAGGAACCCCCTCCACATTATCACTATCATCCCCAGCTATAGTCTTAGCTAAACAAAAATTTCTTGCAGATATACCAAATTTGTTTAATACTTCATTGTCATCTATAATTTTACGTGTAGCCGGATCATATATCTGAATATCAGGATCATGCAATAATTGATAAAAATCTTTATCATTTGAAACAATAATTCTTTTTGATCCGGAATTTCTAAATTTATCTTGAGCAAGATATGCAATAACATCATCACATTCCGTATCTTGCACATAAACCTGACATACGGGAGTGCTCTTCAATAGAGCTGTTAGCATCGTGATTTGTTGTATTCTGGTTTCATCATCTAATGCTAAAACATCCCGTATGCTCTCCTTGCCTTGTTGGATCTTCTTTACTTCCTTCATCTTGGCTCTATTAGCTTTATATTGTGGGGAAATGTGTCTACGTCTTGGCGACGGACCTCCATTCTCCCAAACAACATATACACGAGATGGGCAAAAGGTTCCAACAAGATAATCAACCGATTTAATAAACCCAACTACACCACCAACCGGTTGACTACGGAGATTAATTTCTTGATTGACCAAAAAATGTCTTATAAAATTATTAAAACCGTCTATAAGAATAATCGGTCTTTCTGTTGCGGTGGATGTCATATAGAGAAGATATACCAAGTTCTTTAATTGATATACCAATTGAAACGCCGCCAGGATTTTTTTCCAAGCGGCGTTATCTTTTTTGATTAAACTATTTTACTTTCCCGACGAACCAAAACCAGCAGAACCACGATTTGTCTCCGTTATCTCATCACTCTCTTGCATAACTACTTCACCCATCGTGGCTACCTTATAAACAACTAATTGCGCTATCCTATCACCAACATTAAATACAGCATCAACAACACTATGATTAATAAGAGTTACCCCTATCTCACCACGATAATTGGGATCTATAATTCCACCAACTGGAAATATACCCTTACTCGCTAAACCACTACGTCCTTCAATTTTCATAAAAATACGATTACGATCATTATCCATTACTGGCATGTCCGCTAATTGAATTCCAGTTGATATTTTAGCTAATCCTCTTGCCGGAACATTTATATTCTCAGCACAATAAACATCAAAACCAATATCCCCTTCTCTTACAGCATGAGGAATTTTTGCATTTTCATTCATGCATTTAAATTTTATTTCTAAAACCGGTTTTGAAATATTCGGTGATATCCAATTCATATCACGTGTCTTGTAATCTGAATTTGCAATAGGTTCCTTTTCCATTAATCTAATTGCTTCATTTGGATCGTGTTTCATAATTTCTCCTAAAAAATAAAGGCGACAATCGTTGTTAACCTCTCAGTTAGTTTAGATTATCGCCTTTAATTTGGGTGTTATGTGTGTGTTGTGTATGTTATGTTAATATCAGGCGCTTAACTCATCAGCAGTTCTTACATCACCTTCAGTCATACCTTCAAATGTAATATGTTCCTCAGTATTTTCATTACCGCTTATGATAAGTGCAGCATCCATCAGCGCATTAACATACTCTAAGTATTCAGCTTTGTTCAAAACTTTCTGAGAAAATTCATTTTTATAAAATTTAACTTCAGATTCTACCTCACCAGTCTTTAAATCCGTTATCGTAAACGTCTTCCAAGCTGCATCTCCAGCTACTAATACCGATTTATTATTAACAACTACTCCACTCTTGCTACTCTTACAATATTCTCTCAATAAATCAAATATCTCATCATTCTCAAATATACCCTTACCAAACATTATCTGGAATCCAACCTTACGAAATGGTTTAGCAACTTTGTTTTTAATCGTCTTTGCAGTAACATTAATTCCTATAACATTATCTTCTTTGTCTTTGATAGCTGAACCACCATCAAGACGTATACGAACAGATGATGAATAAGGAATTGCCATACCACCAGATGTAGTAGTATTATGATTTACTTGACCTTCAGCAAGGTAGCAATGTGTATTTGCAACCTGGCAATCAACAACTTGGATTGGCTGTTTAACCAACTCTGCGCCCGGATGATCTGCGAGCCTTACATATTCTTTTCCAAGAAGGACTTTATGATCGGCGGTTCCATGTAATGTACTAAGCTGATAATGTTCGGCAGCATTCTTTTTAACTACATATGCTTCTAAAGCTTGCCAAACTTCTTTTCCAGTTGCTTCATCATATGATAAGATTTGATATCCTTCTTCTTTGATATCATACTCTTCTGGAGTATCCAAATCTTCTATTCCTAATCGTTTTGCCAACTCTCTAAATGTTATTTCTTCTTCTATATATTCTTCCATTTTAGGGCTCCTGTTCCATGTGTTGGTTGTTTATGGTGACATGTTTTACATAATGTTCTACCATTATCTCTATTCCATAGTTCTTTACATTCTATAGCGTTTTCTAATGAACATATACCGTTTTCTAAAAGAATGACTGAGAATGGCTTTATATGATCTGCCTGAATATCTTTCGTATTTTGACAGAGGATACATGTAAATTTGTCACGTTCAAATATATCAAGTCGCCAAGCTTTGTATTTATCATGCTTTCTTATTGATTCTACGAGTTTTGTTTTGCCGCCTTTCCAATTCGGATTTTGTTCTCTCTTTTTTGGATTTGCATGATTATAGTCGCTTAAAAGATTTGCGAGCTTTACCCGATGATATTTATCTGGAACATATCTTGGCTTGGATACCGGCACAATATCATAATATGGAGCAAGCTTACAGATGATCTTTCTTACTTGACGACATTCCAAGTCCAAATCCTCTGCGATTGTTTTATATGGGACTTGTTCTTTGCTTCGAGAGATAATCATCTGATAAACATCCGGCGACAAGTTTTGTGGCAAAAACTTTATCTGTTCATGTTTACAATGTTCCGTAAGATAACGAGAATAGACCCTCTTTGACAGGTTGAGAGTGGTTAAAATCCATTTTTCAGGAACATATCGCTTTTCCCAATATTCTTGAAGCTGTTTCAAAGTTTCAGCATCAAGTTGTTTGAGTCGTGCTTTGCCAATATTTCTTCGTCTCTCTTCCGAGTAGCTAAAGATTGGCAACTTGTCTTTCCTATACCGATTTTTACTCTCTGTTGTCATCATCCTACGATTTTACGACGTATCTTAATGATTGTATCGGGACTCACGCAAGAATCACCAAACATTACACCAATTTTTTGACGTTGTTGTGATACAAGAACTAAAAGAACCTTTTGACCACCAATAACGTTAGCGATTTTTCTCATACCTTTAGAAAGAACACGAGCCTGTAGACCAATGGTATTTTGATCATAATCGCCCTCTAATTCAGCTTTTGGAGAAGATTGAGAAACTGAATCCCAGATAACGGTTACTGGAACATCTTTTGTCATTGTGCGAGCTTTAAGAATTGTGCTTTCTATAACAGAAAGAATTTCTTCTGTGCAAGGAGATTGAACGAATACGAAACGTCTTGCTACATCAACTCCCATATTTGAAAGTGTATCTGGATTGGTTGCATTTTCTGTATCTATATAAACAGCAATGCCGCCCATTCTTTGAGTTGAACGAGCGATTTGAGCCATTAGAGTTGATTTACCTATGCCTGGTGGACCTTGTATTTCTACAATACGTCCTTCTGGCATTCCGCCACCTCTACGATTAGCTATGATATAATCAAGTTGTCGGGAACCGGTAGAAATCCAGCGATGAACATATGTTGGTGCATCATCTACACCAAGATTGAAAGCGATCTTATCATTGTGTTCTTTATTGATTGCTTTGATAAGATCCGACGAGAAATCGTCTATTACTGTATCTTGAACTGTTGCTACTGTATCTCCTG